CATACTTTAATTGTGGTCAAACAACAAGATATGCCTTTATGGAAGATGGCGAAGCTGCTAATATAGATGCTTTTTTTGAACTCTACGAAAGACATAAACAACAAGATATCAGCGCAATAGAAATTAAAAGACCAGAGACTCCTTATTCAGACGGACCACCATGTATAGAACTTATGGCACAGAATAAAATTGGTGAAGGTGGCAGAAACAATGCACTGTTTCATTATGGTGTGTATGCAAAATCTAAGTGGCCCGATAATTGGAAAACAAAAGTAATGATATTTAATGAGACTGCAATGGAACAACCATTGTCAGATACAGAAGTACATATAATTACTAAACAACATGAGAAAAAAGAGTGGGGTTATAAATGTAATGACCAACCCATGTGTAGTTTGTGTGATAAAAAATTATGTAGATCTAGAAAATTTGGTATAGGACAAGAGATAATATTTCCAAGTCTAACTGATCTACAAGTAGTAAACCTGGAAGAGCCTTACTATTATATGAATGTAGATGGAGATAGATTATATTTAGACTCAGCAAAACATTTAGCTAATCAAACTTTGTTTCAAGAAGAATGTATAAAACAATTAAGAATAAATCCACCAACATTAAAGACAGGTGATTGGAAAAAAATTACTACTGTATTATTAAGTGGTGCAGAGATTACAGAACCTGCAGAGGGTACAAGCACAAAAGATATATTAAATAATTATTTAGAAGATTATTGTGTAAACAGAATACAAAAAGACGATTACGAAGACTTACGTAATGGTGGTACATATACTAAAGATGGCTTTCATCATTTTGTATTTGATAACTTTTTCAATAACTATCTATCAAGAAAACATTGGAGAGTTCCATACCAAAGAACATCACAAATGTTAAAAGATGATTTAAACTGTACAACTAAACGTGTAGGTAAAACAAAACTATCTGTATTTGTTGTAGCTAGATTTGATAAGAAAACAGAAACATACAAACCAAAAACATTTAAGAAAGAAAATTACTAATGCGCCATATAATTTACGGACCACCAGGTACAGGTAAGACACATACTTTACTGGGACACATAGAAAAGTTTCTAGCTAATACACCATCAGACAAGATTGGTTATTTTACATTTAGTAAGAATGCTGCACAAGAAGGTAAACAAAGAGCAGTAGATAAATTTAAATTATCATTTAATGATGTACCATATTTTCAAACTTTACATTCATTTTGTTTTAATCAACTTGGTATAAACAGAAACCAGGTAATGCAACCAAAACATTACAAAGAATTATCAGAAAAAATGCAGATAGAATTAGAAGGTGCAAGACAGGATGAAGACTACGAAGGTATATTTTATTCTCCAGATCCATACATACAATTAATAAACTTAGCACGATCAAAAGAAATGGACCCAATAAAATTTTATCATCTAAATAACAATTCAAAAATACAATTAAGTAAATTAGAAATTATAGTTGAAGAACTAGAAAACTATAAAGAACAGAATGGTTTGATTGACTTTCCAGATATGTTGGAAAAATTTATAACAAGTGGTGAAGCTCCCAAGTTAAGAGTTATGTTTGTAGATGAAGCACAAGATTTAAGTTTAGTGCAATGGAAATTGGTTAAGAAGATAGAAGAAAAATGTCAGGACTCATACATATCAGGTGATGATGACCAGGCTATATACAGATGGAATGGTGCACACGTTAGTACATTTATAAATTTAGAAGGTGAACGAACTGTATTAGATCAATCTCAAAGAGTACCACAAAAACCTTTTTCATTAGCAAACAAAATAATAAAAAAAGTAAAAAATAGAGTAGAGAAAGAATGGCTACCAAAAGAAGAAGAAGGATCTGTTGACTATTGTAGTGATCTTCACGAAGTAGATTTCTCAACAGGTAGATGGTTAGTGTTAGCACAAGCTAACTACATGTTAGCAGGTATTGGAAACATATTAGACGAGAAAGAATTATATTGGCAAAGAAGAAATGCAGTACCTAGGGTAAAAAATATATATGAAATTATACAAAAATGGAATGATTTAAAAAAGGGTGTGCCTTTACATTACAATGATATCAAGAAGATAGTTGTAAAGATGACTAAAGATAATTGGGATCCAAAGTTATTTAAAACAATAATTAAAGATGGTTTCTATGACATAGATACTTTGAAAGAGAAGTATGGTCTTAAAACAGAGTCTGATTGGGACGAAGCATTAAATGAAATAGGTGATGAAGATATAAAAAAAATAAAAAAATTAATTAATTCAGGAGAAAACTTAGATAAGAATCCTAGAATTAGTATATCAACTATACATGGTGTTAAGGGTAATGAACGAGAGAATGTAGTTGTAATAACAGACTTGGCTGGTGCAGCATTTATAGACTATGAAAAAGATCCAGATGATACACATAGACTATTTTATGTTGCGTGCACAAGAACAGAGAAGAACTTATACATAATCGAACCACAAACAAAGAAGGCTTATAATCTATGACAAACAAAGAACTATTTAAAAAAGCAACATATGATTCACTAGACAATCAAGTTGGTGGAAAACATTATAAACAAATGAAGATACAACCCGCAGAGTTTATAAATGAAAACAAATTGCTTTTTGCAGAGGGCAATGCTATAAAATATATATGTCGACATCAATCAAAGGGCAAAGAGGAAGACATAAATAAAGCAATACATTATTTAGAAATGATATTAGAAAGAGACTATTCATGAAACCTGTATTTAAACCTCAGACAGAGTGGGTACCACCAGAATCTTTTCCAGACTTATCAAAGTATGATGAGATTGCTATTGACTTAGAAACCAAAGACCCAGGATTAAAATCAACAGGTTCAGGTTCGGTTGTTGGTAATGGTAATGTAGTTGGAGTAGCTGTAGCTGTAGAAGGTTGGTCCGGATATTATCCTATCGCACATGAGGGTGGTGGTAACATGGATAAAAGTATAGTCATAAAATGGTTTACAGATGTACTTAAAACACCTGCAATTAAAATATTTCACAACGCAATGTACGATGTATGTTGGATTAGGTCTATGGGACTTAAAATAGAAGGTAGAATAGTAGATACCATGATTGCTGGCTCTCTCGTGGACGAGAATCGCTTTCGATACGATTTAGGTAGTTTGGGTCGTGATTATGTTGGAATAGGCAAGAATGAAGCTGTATTAAAGGAAACTGCAGCGCATTGGGGCATCGATCACAAGGCAGAGATGTATAAGCTACCTGCAATGTATGTTGGTGAGTATGCCGAGCAAGATGCAGTGTTGACTTTAAAGTTATGGCAAGAAATGAAGAAAGAAATATTAGATGAAGATGTACAGTCTATCTTTAATCTTGAAACAGAATTATTTCCATGTCTTGTTGATATGAGATTCTTAGGTGTACGTGTAGATATAGATGCAGCACATAAACTAAAACAAGAATTAGTATTAGATGAAAAGAAATGTTTAGAAGAAGTTAAAAAAGTAACGGGTATCGATGTACAGATCTGGGCTGCAAGATCCATAGCAGAAGTATTTGATAAATTAAAATTACCGTATGAACGAACAGCAAAAACTGAAGCACCAAGCTTTACTAAAAATTGGTTACAGAACCAAACTCACCCTGTAGCAAAAGCAATTGCACATGCAAGAGAGATTAATAAATCACATACAACTTTTATTGATACAATATTAAAACATTCACACAAAGGTCGTATACATGCAGAGATCAATCAAATTAGATCCGATCAAGGTGGTACAGTAACCGGTAGGTTTAGTTACAACAATCCAAACTTACAGCAGATTCCTGCACGTAACAAGGAACTTGGACCACGGATCAGGAGTTTGTTTATTCCAGAAAAAGGACACACTTGGGGTTGCTTTGATTACTCACAACAAGAACCACGTCTTGTTACACACTATGCAAGTCTTGATGGACTCTATGGCGTAGGTGAAGTTTTAGATGCATACAATGATGAACCAGACACAGACTTTCATAAGATTGTAGCTGACATGGCTAACATACCTAGATCACAAGCTAAAACAATTAATCTTGGTTTGTTTTATGGTATGGGTAAAAATAAATTACAGGCAGAGTTAGGTGTATCAAAAGAAAATGCTGAAGATTTATTTAGAACATATCATGACAAGGTACCTTTTGTTAAAATGTTAATGGAAAGTGTAATGCGTAGAGCACAAGACAAAGGTAGAGTTAGAACTCACCTAGGACGTAGATGTAGATTTAATTTGTGGGAGCCTAGACATTTTGGTGTACACAAAGCTTTACCTAAAGAAGAAGCTGAACGAGAACACGGACCAAATATGATTAAACGTGCGTTTACATACAAAGCATTAAATAAACTTATACAAGGATCAGCAGCTGATATGACTAAAAAAGCTATGGTTGATCTATACAAAGAAGGTATCGTACCGCATATACAAGTACATGATGAACTTGATATATCTGTCGATGGTAATGCAGATAAGATAAAAGATATTATGGAAGCTGCAGTTGAACTAGAAGTGCCTAACAAAGTGGACTATGAATCTGGACCTAATTGGGGTACAATAAAATGAGGATAAATTATGGCTTACTTAAATGCAAACATACCAGCAACCTATGCACAAATAAGAAG